GTAAGAATAACAACTGAGTCACCTTTAATTACCGTCTGAAGCGGGTAGTTTGATTGGCTGAAAATCAAACTGCTCACCAGTAGACTGCTTAACATTAATAGCTTTTTCATCTGATAATTCTTTTTTAATATCTTTTACAACTGCATTAGTGCTATCTAAACTTCCAATAACTTCTGAAACCATAGACTCTAAATTAGCTTTATCTTCTACAAGTGCTTCATTCTTAGCCTTTAATGAAGATACACTCTTTTTTAAACTTCCGTTTTGTTTTGTAAGTGTTTGATTTGCAGTAGTAAGAACTTCATTCTTCTCTACCACAACTACATGGTCATGACCAGTTGAGAAAACCTGAAAACAAATAAGTGCTATAAATCCAATAGCAGAACCTAATATGATTCTTTTATTCTTTTTCATTTTCTTTTACCAAACAATGTCAAAACAGTTTCCTTTAAGCTTTTAGAATGTTCTGTACTTTCTTCTAACTTTTTTTCTAAGTCTTCTCTGTACTCACCTTCTAGCTCTTCAACTCTTGTTCTATAATCATCCTCACTCTTCATAAGTCTATTAAGAAAAACCCAGCATAAGTATCCTAATCCTAGAACAGCAAATCCTAAGATACCATATTGTGTTAGACTTTCAAATATTCCAAATGACATGACTATTTACTTTTAGTTGTTCTTTTTTTCTTTTTGGTAGCTGCTACTTCTTCCTTAAGTCTGTCTTTTTCAGCAAGGTGTCTTTTAATAAATATCCAAGCTACATATCCTAAAGCTAATACAGCTAATCCAGCAGGTCCATAGTTTCCTAATTGACCAAATACTCCAAAGTCTGGAGCTCCGTTTGCTACTGATGTTGTATCCATTTTAATTATGTATTTTTATCATTAATTCCTTTACTGCCGTAGACAATTCACTTACATTTCTTGCAAGCATCTTTATCTCTAATTGAGTTTGTTCTTGAATAGCTTGGTATTTTAATCTGGCTTCTTGTTCTACAAGTTCTACTTTACCTTTTAATTTACCCATATCTTCTACTGTTTTTCTAACGTCCGTGTGGACCATTCTTAAAAAATATCCTATTACAGCTAATGCAGTAATCAGACCTGCTTGAATTAATTCTCCGTATGTCATGGCTTTAATATTAATGCACCAGCTAATATCCCATTAAGGATAAAAGACCAGTTCCGTTGTCTTTTTATTTTTTTTATGTCTAGGGTTAAGGATGATATAATAGTGTCCTTAGAATTGATTATATAGCGTTGTGCTGTGATTATAGTATCTTGACTTGATATAATTAAGTCTTTCTCTTTATCTCTACGGTATAGAGTATGAATCATTGTATCCTGGATCTGCACAATACTAAAAGTATCTCTTGCATTTTTAACAGCTTCTAACTGTGACTGTAAATCAAAAAGACCATTATTAAGTTGAGATATAATAAGTTTACTGTTGTCAATAACTTTACCTTTCTCTTTAATAATAGTCTCCTTACCTTCTATTCTTTTCTCAATAGTTTTTTGAGTAGATATAGGGTATACTTGTTTTGGATCTCTCATTAATAAGACAAAACACATTACCCCTAAACAAAGAGTTAATATTATAGATATGTTTTCTTTTTTAACCACAAACACACTCACTACATAATTCTCTATTACTACCATCCCATACAACTGTAGCGGGTCCTACTGTAGGTCCTACAATTGACCAACATGTTCCAGTAGCATCAAAGTATACAATTGTTAAATCAAGATTATCAGGTAATAACATTACTCCATTTGGAACAATACCACAACAGTCTGCTACTTCATAATAAGTAATGCAACCATTTTTCTTAAGACAGTCATTACAGTCATTTGCAAAATCAAAAAATGTATCTAATACTATTGTTGCTGTTCCTGTATTACTAAAACTTACAACTTTCCAACATTGTGGAAAAAGTAAAGAAGTAGTAGTAGTTATCACTATTACAGTTTCTGGTGCTATTAAAGTATTAATTACTATAACTTCTGTATCACCTGTACAACAATTAATAACATTATAATATAATGGTTGACTACAAGCATTATCTTCTAAACAAGGTTCACATTTATTCATGGGGTCTCCATAACTAGTTCCAAATTGAATAAACGGTGCTGAAATACTGCCCGTATCACCTAAGTTTACTCTATAACAATTACCAAATGTATCTGAAACAAGTTCTCCATCTACTGGTGTATAACCAAATAATGCAGCCGTAGTTAATATAGGTGTTTCTCCTATAGTTTCACAACAAGGGTTTAATGTAATAATTTCAGGACATGCATTTATATTTAAACAATCTTCACATTCTACTGGACCATAATTTGTATCAATCATAACCATACCTGTTATAGGACCCGCAGTTTCATCAATAGCTGTCCAACAGAAACCATATGTATCAACAAAAATATCTCCTACTGAAACACCAGGTAAAGAAGCTGTAAATGTTTCAGCTCCCTCAAAACAACATGATTCAACTACTATATTAGCAGGACATTCATTATTTGATATACAGTCATCACAATTTGTATAAGTTGTAGTTACTGTTCTTACACTAGTTACTTGTGCTCCTGTTTTAGCTTGAGCTTCCCAACAGTTTCCTTCATTATCTACAAAAAAATCTCCTACTGTTAATGTTGTATCATATACAATATCAACAATTGATGGATCACAACATAATTGTAATTCCATATTTGGAGTTAAATCTACTTCACCACAATTTCTTACAGTACCTAATGAAAAACTAACACTTGGAGTTACTATACTTTCAGATTCATTATTACAACCAAACACAGCATAAAAAACTGTTTCCCCTGCTAAAAAAGTTTGAGTTACAGTATGTTCTATTAAAAAACATAAATACCCATTTTGATCATTACTAGGATATATATAGTCAAAGTTTTGTGTAGTAATAATAGTAGATAATAAGATATTTCCATCATTATTTCTAATATCATTACAAGTTGCAAATACTAAACCAACTGATAACTGTGTTGGTTCAGAAGGTGTACTAGCATAACTAATATAACTTGTTCCAGAAAATTTAATAATGTCTCCAGGAAATAAATCTGCAGATAAAGTAATTCCTGAATTTAAATTTATATCTTTTACAGATGTAACAAAACCTGGAAGAGCTGTTCCTACTGTAACATTCCATTGTCCATTAGTCCAACCATATTTACTATTTCCACAAAACAAAAAATATTCAGCATTTAGAATCTCTTTTATTTGTAATCCTGCTGCACCAATTAATGATGTATCAGTAATACAAGAATTATTAGGTGCACTAGACCCAGCTATTTGTATAAATGTACTCATGTTCTTAAGATATATAAGTTATTACAAATGTTGTTCCTGTAGCATCATAGTTAATACTATTTAAAGTATTATTCAAAGCACCAGCATCAAAATTTACAGTTATTCCAGGTAATATATTACTACCTGCTATTGTACCATTAGCACTTCCTACATTAGCTATAGAAAAACTATATACTCCTGCTAATGTTGCACCAGTACTAGTACTTAATTCATAATGAGGAACTCTTGTTTGCGGAGCTAAGAATGATCCTGGACTACCTGATATTGCTGCTAAGATCTTATCTAATCCTAATAACATTTTGTATTGCCACGGAAAGTTATTTCCTTTGTTTCCGTAATCTTTAGTATTTCCTACTGACATAATTATTTGTTTTATTATTTTTTATTTAAACTGAAGCAATATAGGTACCATTAACATATGCTTTACTAATTGTAGTTAATACAACAGGAGTTCCTTGTATCCATAAACCTTCTCTAATTGGTGAGTTAGCTCCTCCTGATTGTTTTAAATAATGTAAATCTAATACAGTAGTTATACCTGCAGTATCTGCATTAAGTATTGTATGACCTGTACCTGTATCAGGGTCTATATTAGGATCTGCCCAAATCCAACCACTAAAGTGATTATAACCTACACCAGGTGCAAATGGTAATGCTACTTTATATTGACCTGTACCAAAATTAGTAACAGTTGTAAAATTAATCTCTATTACAAAACTAACTAGTAATCCTGATTTAACATAATAAGAATTATAGGTTGGATAGGTTATTCCACTACCTGTAAAGGTCATACCAGTTGCTTGAAATGTTGGAGAATATCTAACCCAAGTTTCTAATCCTGAAGTTCCACTAATACCTTGTATTCCTTGAATACCTTGAACTCCTTGAATCCCCTGCGGACCTTGATTTCCTTGTACACCTTGGGGACCTTGATCACCTTGAGGTCCTTTAATATCACCAGCATCAAACCAAACTGTCCCATTCCAAGTCATTAAAGATCCATCAGATAATAAAATCCAAGCAT